TAAACGGCAACCCTCTGGACGTTGAGATGCTTAAAGCTCAACTGATGGAGGACTTCAAACAAGACAAAATCCGCAAAGCTATCGACCAGATTGAGTTGATGGCTGAAATCTATGGCACAGGGATTGGTGAAATCGCCGTAGTCACTGAGAAAGTTTTTGAACCCGCTACCCAACTAATCCCTGGTCAACAAGCTGCCGCGATTGGCGTGGTGGAAAAAGACCGGATTGGCGTGAAAATCGTCCCGGTTAACCCTAAAAACTTCCTTTTCGACCCAAATGGTACGTCAATTGACGACTGTCTTGGTGTAGCGATAGAAAAGTATGTCTCTATCCACAAGATCGTCAAAGGTCAAGAAGATGGAGTGTACAAAAAGGTAGAGATTGGTACCGCGCCTGAAGACGATAGACTGGAGCCGACCCAAGAGTTAGTCCAGTATCAAGACGATAAAGTAAAACTATTAACCTACTACGGTTTAGTCCCGCGTCAATACCTGAGAAAAGAAGAATCCACAGTAGAGTTGTTTCCTGAAGACTCGATTCAGGACGAATACGAGGATTTAGTAGAAGCCATCATTGTGATTGCTAACGATGGCATTCTATTAAAAGCCGAAGAATCGCCGTACATGATGAAAGACCGTCCTGTGATTGCTTACCAGGACGATACAGTTCCTAACCGTCTGTTAGGTCGAGGGACGATTGAGAAGTCTTACAACATGCAGAAGGCTATTGATGCGCAAGTCCGTAGCCATCTGGATTCTTTAGCGTTGACGACTTCCCCGATGGTTGCGATGGACGCAACTAGACTTCCAAGAGGGATGAAGTTTGAGGTCAAGCCTGGTAAAGCGATTTTGACCAATGGCGCTCCGTCAGAGATCATCTTCCCGTTCAAGTTTGGCAACACCGATCCCAACAGTCTTGCTACCGCTAAAGACTTTGAGCGGATGCTCTTACAAGCTACTGGTACGTTGGATTCTCAGGGGATGGTTTCCCAAGTCTCTAGGGATGGGAATCTATCGCTTGCTGTAGCGACGATCATCAAGAAATACAAACGGACGCTTGTAAATTTCCAGGAAGATTTCCTGATTCCGTTTATCAAAAAAGCCGCTTATCGGTACATGCAATTCGACCCTGAACGCTACCCGTCTGTGGATATGAAGTTTATCCCGACCGGCACGTTAGGGATTATTGCTAGGGAATACGAGCAGCAACAGTTTATCGGTCTTCTACAGACTCTTGGGCCGGATACTCCAGTTCTTCCGATTATCCTTAAAGGGATTCTGTCGAACTCCAGCCTGCCGAACCGGTTTGAACTCATTGCAATGCTGGAGCAGATGTCTCAGCCGAATCCTGAAATGCAGCAGCTTCAGATGGCGAAAGAACAGCTTGCCCTTCAATCAGCACAAGCCCAAATTGCTGTGGCTACGACTCAAGCAGAGCAGAATCGAGCAGAAGCGGCCAAACTTGCTGTTGAAGCGCAGCTCATGCCGAAAGAGATTGAGGCAAAGACTCTGTCTGCGGTCACGAAGAATCTTCCCACTAACGACGATCAAGCATCTAAGGAATTTGACAAGCGAGTCAAGATTGCCGAGTTGATGCTTAAAGAAGCTGACATCAAGAACAAGTCGAAGATCGTTGAGCTTCAAATGTCCAAAGCCAAAGACAGTATGTTGGACATTGAGAACGACTTTCTGACCGAACTGACTTCTGCACTTGGCGAGAAAAAATGAGCGATATTAAAAGCATTGTTCAAAATATGGGCTTGGAGTCTTTATCTGCCGCAGATCAGATAAAGGTTCTCGAAAGTGTAGAAAACACCGTCAAGCAATCTAAAGCTCAACGAAATGAGCTGATCAAAAGCAACATCTCTGTTGTTATCCAAGCCCTTCAGAAGATTGAAGCGGATATTAAGTCTCGGTATGACGAAGTTGGAAATAAGATCTCTGAGCGTGTCGCTTCTATTAAAGATGGTAAAGACGGTCGTGATGGTAAAGACGGCCGTGACGGAAAAGACGGAATGCCTGGCCCCACTGGAGCCAATGGCAAAGACGGCTTAAATGGCAAAGACGGCAAAGATGGAGAAGATGGCGTTTCGGTAACAGACGCCAGGATTGACTTTGACGGTAGTTTGATTATTGCCCTATCTACTGGTAGGGAAATTAACGTCGGCGAAGTCATGCCTCTGGAGTTATCCGAGAGAATCAAGGTTATCACGAACGGCGGTGGTACGTCTCAAGGTGTATTAGATACTCTAGCAAGCCTTCAGGCGCAGATTGACGCATTAGGCCCGCCCACTGGTACGGTATCTGTAAACGATGGCACTGCCGCCGCTCCGTCGATTAACAACATCGGAGATACCAACACAGGTATTTTCTTCCCTGCTGAAGACACCATAGCTTTCACTGAGGGCGGTGTTGAGTCGATGCGAATTGATAGCAGCGGCAACTTAGGTATTGGCGCTACTCCTAGTGGTTGGGTAAGCTTTAGAGCACTTGAGTTTTCAAACGGCAATGCCTTATATACCAATGGATCGCAAATGTCGTTGGCTTCAAACGCTTACAACGACGGTTCTTGGAGGTATAAAACAACTGCCGCTGCTGGCTTGTATGCCAATGTCCGTGGTTCGCACCAGTGGTTTAATGCGGTTTCCGGCGCAGCTGGCGACGTTATTACCTTTAGCGAACGCATGCGTCTCCACGCCTCCGGCGGCGTATCAATCGGAGACACCACTGACCCCGGCGCAGGTTCTCTGCGTGTAGCGGGTAACGCCACACTAGGCGATGCTTCTACCGATACCGTTACGGTTAATGGGTATATGGGTGTGGGTGTAGCGCCCAATAGCGGAATTGGAGTTTTAATAAGCAATACCGCGCTTACAGGAACAACTCAGCGGGGTATGGTTTCGAATTTTACGGCAACATCAAGCGCCACAAGTGTTGTTGCTGGATTCCAAAGCTCTCCCGGAACTGCTGCGGCTTCTTTTACCGTAACAGACGTTATTGGGGTTCGTGCCGCAAACGTAACAAAAGGTGCTGGTTCAACAATAACCAATCAGCATGGCGTTTATATTGACGAGCAAAATCAAGGCACCAACAACTACGGCCTAACGATGCTCGTGTCCTCTGGCACGAACAAATGGAACGTCTACGCATCTGGAACCGCGCAGAACTATTTTGCGGGGAATGTGGGGATTGGGACAACGGCGTCAAGCGGCCGCTTACATGTGCTTGGTGCCGGCTCTAATGCTGGCGCGATTATTATTGGCGCTGGCGGCACTTCTGTTAACTATATTGATGCTGACGTTAACGTTTTTAGGCTAGGCAACCAATCCGAAACGATGCGTATCACCAGCGCAGGTAACGTTGGTATTGGGACGACTTCTCCAGGCACTAAGTTAGATGTCGTAGGAGCAGTAACTGCTCGCGGAGATGGTAGTTCTGTTTCGTATTACGTTCCTGCCGGACAGGCAATTAGGCAATCTGGATCAGGCACGACGTTATACCTTGACCTATCTACCGGTGGATCAGCCGGATCGCTTGTTGTCCGCAACGGTTCTGGATTTTCCACGCAACTAACCCTCAACTCATCCGGCAATCTCGGTATTGGAGTTAGCTCCCCCGCTCAGAAACTAGACGTATTAGGCAGTGGTCAGTTCAGGCCAGCAGCTACGCAAGACGCAGTCATCATCGCTGGTCGGGCAGGCGGAACATCATCCTACGCGGCCACCATCACGCCAACGACGCTTTCTGCAAACCAGACGATTACGATCCCGGATGCCACTACGACGCTCGTCGGCACTGATACTACACAGACTCTTACTAACAAGCGGATCACTTCAAGGGCTGTCGCTGCGGCCGCAACGAGTGGTAACTTAACTCCGAACGGCGACACGACCGATGTTTACAACGCCTTTGGATTGACTGGAGCCATTACGATGCTTGCGCCTAGTGGCACTCCGACAGACGGCCAAAGATTAATGCTGCGTTTTGAAGATAACGGCACTGGTCGAGGCATTACCTGGACGACTACAAGTGGTGCATATCGTGCTGTTGGCGTGACGTTACCTACGACTACCGTTGCATCAAAAATTACTTACGTTGGATGTGTGTATAACTCAACCGATGTATTTTGGGATGTTATCGCTGTTGTCACCCAAGCCTAAAGACAATGAAAATAGACATTCAATTTGAGACTAAATACGGCAAGTTTGCCGATGCGTTATATCTTCCTGATGATCATAACTTTAGCGCAGATGAAATCAATACCATGAAGCAGGCCAGGCTAGATAACTGGATTTATTTCATAGAAAACACCCCTCCTAACCCGAATCCAATACCTGACGAAGAAGAATAACAATGGCTGATCGTTATTGGGTTGGTGGCACCGCTTCTTGGGATGGAACCGCAGGCACAAAGTGGGCTACAACTTCTGGTGGTACCGGAGGGGCAGCTATCCCCACTAGCGCGGATGATGTTTATTTTGATGCTAATTCCGGCGCAAACACCGTCACCATAGCGACCGGAAACACCGGCGCAAAAAGTATTAGCTGCACAAGCGTAGCTGGCAACTTTACCGGAACGCTTACTGGGACTGCTGGAATTACTGTATCTGGTAGCGTCACGCTCGTTTCGGGGATGACGTTTTCCTACACCGGCACACTTACGCTAAACGCAACCGGAACCATTACTAGCGCGGGCAAAACTTTTGGCGCTGTCACTGTAAGCGGTTCAGGTATAACAGTAACGCTTGGCGACTCTTTTGTTTCATCCGGCACCGTAACGCTAACGCAGGGCACCTTTAACGCCAATAACTATAACTTTACTGCGGCAGTTTTTAATTCAAATAACACAAATACAAGAACTATTACGATGGGGTCTGGTTTGTGGACGTTAACCGGAACTGGAATAATCTGGACAACTAGCACAACTACCAATCTTACTTTTAATAAAAATACGGCAGATATATTGCTGTCTGATAATAGCACTACTACGAGAACCTTTAATTCTGGCTCATTAACGTTTAACAAATTAACTATTGGTGGAAATACATCAACTTCGCAAACGAACGTAAATGGAAATCCAACACTTAGCGAATTAGCGTCTACAAAAACCGTTGCCCATACTATACAGGCAAACAGTAACATGACAGTAACAACTTGGTCTGTTACCGGAACGTCTGGAAATGTAGTAACGATACAAAGTAGCGTTGCGGGCGCTGCAAGAACTTTCACCAAAACTGGCGGTGGATTTTTCACAAACATTGATTATCTCAATGTGCGTGACATGATTGGTTCGCCTACTGATACTTGGTATATCGGATCAAACTCAGTCATTAACGCCACAGCGCCCAACGGTGGTTACAACGTATTTACAACGCAACGCGCATCTAATGCGGTTATTGTATTAACAGACGCAACAGGAACTGCAACGTGGACAGTTCCATCTGATTGGAACAATTCCTCTAACACCATTCATCTTATTGGATCAGGTGGTGGTGGTGGTGGTGGTAAAGTTTCCGGTAATAATCGAGCCGCTAGCGGTGGCGGCGGTGGTGGTGGTTATACAAAGCTGACAAATCAGTCTCTTACTGTTGGCGCAAGCATTGCGTATCAAGCCGGAACTATAGGTTTTGGAGGCGCTGCTGGTGTAGACGGAAACGCTGGTGGTACAACTTCATGGAACTCTGGCGCATCCACGGCTGGTGGTGGCGGTGGTGGGCAGTCAACGACCACCCCAACATCTACAGGTGGAACTGCGGGCACTGGAACTACTTTTAATGGTGGCGCAGGTGGAGCTGGCGCATTTGGCACTACCGCATCGCAAGGTTACGGCGGCGGCGGTGGTGGCGGAGCTGGTGGCCCAAATGGTTCCGGTGGTGCTGGTGGTAATGGTTTTGGTTCAACTACCGCAGGAAACATTGCTGGCGGTGGTGGTGGCGGCAATGGCGGCGGAACTGCTGGTGGTAATGCTTCATCAGCAACCGGTGGAACTGGGGGCAATAACTCTGCTAGCGTTGGTGGCGGCGGGAGCAATGCAAGTGGTCATTCTGGTGGCGGCTCCGGCGGTCTTGTTGGCGGCATAAATATTTTAGGCGGAAACGGAATTGAGGTATTTGGAAATGGTAGCGGTGGCGGGGCTGGCGGCAACAACGCGAGCGCAAACACTGGTTCTGCCGGTTTCTATGGCGCTGGAGGCAGTGGTGGTGGCGTTTCACCCGTAGGCACTGGTATTGCTGGCGCTGCTGGCGGGCCAGGCGCAATTATCATAACTTACGTGCCATCTACCGCAGCCCCTAGTGGCGGAAACTTCTTGTTTTTATTCTAAGCGAAGGATTGACCATGACGACTATTACTTGGAACGTTTCTCAATTGGACTGTTATCCGCAGGAGTCCGGTCACACAGATGTTGTCTTTAACGTTCACTGGCAATGTAACGGAGTGGATGGTGACTACAATGCACAAGTTTACTCAACCTGCGCAGTCACTATTTCTCCAGACACACCGTTTACGCCCTATGAAAATCTGACCCAAGACCAGGTACTTGGCTGGATTTGGGCGTCTGGAGTGGATCAAGCCGCTACTGAAGATTCTGTTAAACAGCAGATTGAAAGCAAAAAGTACCCACCTGTGATAACCCCGCCCCTGCCGTGGGCCTAAGCAGCAAACAATTAAACTAACATAAACTTAAATGACACCTGAACTCCAGAAATACTACGAAAGCCGCTTTTCTATGATGGCTACCGAAGGGTGGAAAGACCTTATAGAAGATGTGGACAATATGATAAATTCGCTTAACAATATAAGTGTCATTGAAAACGATTCTCAATTAAAGTATAAACAGGGCGAGTTAAGCATCTTGACATGGCTGAAAAATCTCAAAGAGATCAGCTCGATGGCTTACGAGGAACTGAATGAAAAGAATGTATGAATTTGCCTGTGTTAATGGGCATCGTGTCGAACGCTACGTTGATTATCAACACAATAGCGTTGAGTGTGACTGTGGCGCGGCAGCAAACCGCGTAATTTCTACTCCGTTTATCAAATTGGAAGGATGGTCTGGCTCATTTCCTACCGCTCACGGTAAGTTTGACCGGATTCATCGTGAAAAGCTGAAGGCGGAGCGTCGTTCAAACTCATAACCAATTTGGCGAGTTTAATCTCCCACAACCAGAAAGGCGGGAAAGGTATGTTAGTTGACAAGGAAAACGAGGTTCTTGAGGACGTTAGTGAAGTTTCTGACCTGGCGAGCACCGTTGAAGAAGTAAGTTCGGATATCCCTGAGAAATACAAGGGTAAATCTCTGGACGACATTATCAAGATGCACCAAGAGGCTGAGAAGCTGATTGGAAAACAGGCCCAAGAAGTTGGTGAAGTTCGGAAACTTGCTGATGATCTGATCAAGCAAAACCTTGTTGGTCAAAAAACTACTGAGCAAAAAGAGCCTGAAGTAGATTTTTTTGAAGACCCCAAGAAAGCAATTGCAAGCACTGTTTCTAGTCATCCTGATGTGGTCGCCGCAAGGCAGGCTGCGTTAGAACTGAAGAAGTTGCAGATTCAGCAACAACTCAACAAGGAACACCCTGATTACATGGATGTTGCCCGTGATCCGCAGTTTGCGGAATGGGTGAAGTCCAGCAAAGTCAGGTTAGACCTGTGGGCCAAAGCTGACGCTGAGTATGACTACGATAGCGCAAACGAGCTGCTTTCAACCTACAAGCAAATTAAAGGAATCAACGCCAAAAAGACGGAGCAAAGCGGAGAAAAAGTCCGTAAACAGGCTCTGAAGGCGGCTTCCGTTGATGTTGGTGGTTCGGGTGAATCTTCTAAACGAGTCTATCGCAGGGCAGACCTTATCCGTTTGAAAATGACTGACCCTCAAAGGTATGAAGCACTTGCTGATGAAATCATGCAAGCATACTCAGAGGGTCGCGTACGTTAATTTAGGAGATTAAACCATGCCGTTTCCTACCCCTGCAGTAACTACCACCACCGCAGCAACCTTTATCCCGGAAATCTGGAGTGACGAGATTGTCGCTGCCTACAAGAAAAATCTTGTGGCGGCGAACCTGGTCAAGCGGATGAACTTCAAGGGCAAAAAAGGTGACACCGTTCACGTTCCGGCCCCGACCCGTGGCTCGGCCAGCGTGAAAGCTGCCTCGACCGCCGTGACCCTGATTGCGGCGACCGAAACCGAAGTTCAGGTGCTGATTAACAAGCACTATGAATACTCGCGTTTCATCGAGGATATCGTTGAAGTGCAAGCTCTGTCGAGCCTGCGTTCTTTCTACACGGAAGACGCCGGTTACGCCCTTGCTCGTCAGGTTGACACCGACCTGATCCAACTTGGTCGTGCCTTCAACGGCGCTACCGTTGGCACCGACGACTACGCGACCTCCAACGCCGCCACCAAAGCCTACATCGGCTCTGACGGTACGACCGCGTACAACAGCACCACCTCGAACGCCGCTGCCCTGACCGACGCCGCGATCCGCCGCACCATTCAACGTCTGGATGACAACGACACCCCGATGGACGGTCGTTTCTTCATCATCCCGCCGTCGAGCCGCAACACCCTCATGGGTCTTGCTCGCTACACGGAACAGGCGTTCACGGGTGAGGCTGGTTCGGCCAACGCGATCCGCAACGGCGAAATCGGTAACCTGTATGGCATCCCCGTGTTTGTTACCAGCAACGCCGACATCGGCGCGGGTAACACCAATACGGATCGCATCTGCCTGATGGGTCATCGTGATTCGATGGTTCTGGTTGAGCAACTCGGCATCCGTTCGCAGACTCAGTACAAGCAGGAATATCTGGCGACGCTGTACACCGCCGATACCCTGTATGGTGTGAAAGCCATGCGTACCGCTGCTACCGTTGGTGCTGCGCTGTCCAGCTCGGCGTTTGCTCTGGCTGTCCCGGCCTAATACAGTCCCCCCTCAGAGATGGGGGGGGATTTTTCCACTGTTTTAGGAGAGATTAAATGCCTGCTGCTACCTCTGTAGTTTCGCGTCGCGGTAACGACCAGTTCCGTGGTGTTTATAGTGATACCTGGGAAGTTTCCTGCCTTCTGAATGCCAGCAACTTGGCTGACGGTGCCGGTGAAACCAATACCATTGCTGTTCCCGGTGTGCGTCTTGGGGATATGGTTATCGGTTTTTCTTCCTCGGTTGATCTGGCCGGTATTACGGTTACGCCGTATGTCAGTGCTAGTAACGTGGTTTCCCTGCGTTACCAGAATGAATCCGGTGGTGCTGTAGATCTGGCTTCCGCTACCGTTCGGGTTGTTGTCGCTAGGATGGTTGACTAAAGGCGGGGGCTTCGGCCCCCGTTTTTTTCGAGAGGAAAAGATGGCTGTATTTAAATGTCTGCAAAGTGGCAATCTGGTAGAGTTTGTACTAGCGCATGACATTGAATCAATGCGTGGTCATGCTGGTTATGTCCGTGTAGATGTTGAAGAACAAGAAAAGCCCCAAGAGCGGGTAAATATCCCGATGTTTGCACCAAAAAAAAAGATTGGCAGACCTAAGAAACTTTAAGGAATAATCATGGGTTTATTTGGCTATCAGTGTCCTGTTGCAACGCAAGATATCGAGATTAACCTCAAGAATCGGAATCATGCGTTTAAGGAATACGGATACGGCCCTGCTAACCCAATGGAGCCGAATGAAGCCTTTTGGCTGAAAAAAGCCAAAATGTATAACTCTCCTACCGACGAAGTAAAGAAAATGCGGTGCGGTAACTGCGCTGCGTTTATCCAGACCCCCGAGATGATGGAGTGTATCTCGTCTGGTATGGAGCATGGCGAAGAATCCAATGGCTACGAAGAACAAGTCATGGAAGCCGCCAAACTTGGCTATTGTGAATTGTTCCATTTCAAGTGTGCTGCCGACCGCACTTGCGATGCTTGGTTAGTCGGTGGCCCTATCACTCGGAGCGAATATGAAGAAGAATCAGAAGAAAGTGGCGAAAGTGATGCGTGAATACAAAGCCGGGGAGCTTCATTCTGGTAAAAAAGGCCCGGTTGTTAAGTCTCGCAAACAAGCTGTCGCTATCGCCCTTTCTGAAGCAGGCATGGCAAAGAGGAAAAAGAAATGAAAGGCTTGTACGCAAACATCCACGCCAAACGCGCCAGGATCAAGGCTGGCAGCGGCGAAAAGATGCGGAAACCCGGAACTAAGGGCGCACCCACTGCGGCCGCTTTCAAAGCCTCTAAAAAGACCGTTAAACGAGGTCGCAAATGATTAAACGTGGCAAAGAGTCCTTCTCTGGATTTAATAAACCAAAGAGGACTCCTGGTCATCCGACCAAAAGCCACGCTGTTTTGGCGAAGTCTGGCGAAACAGTTAAATTGATTCGTTTTGGGCAGCAGGGGGTATCTGGATCTCCGGCAAAAGCTGGAGAATCTGCTGCCGACAAGGCTAGACGGAAATCATTTAAGGCTCGTCACGCTAAGAACATCGCCAAAGGTAAGCTGAGTGCGGCGTGGTGGAGTGACAAGACAAAATGGATTATACTGATACCATTCATAAGTGGTATTGAGTATATTAATTATGTTGCCAATAACGGATTCTAGAATTGAGCCGTATCAAAACAAATG